TCGTGTATGAAATTCATGTGGAAATCTTCTTCTTATTTTCCAAAAATCCAATATATCTTCTTCTTCAATGTATAAAGTATATTCTTCCAACAATTCTTTAAAATATTCTTTCATTTATCTCATACGAATTGATAATGATAGTCTAGGACCATCTGTTGATTTTATATAATGTTTAGTTCCTTTAGATATAAACAATACATCTCCTGGTGGTAGTATAACATCTTCAGTTTCATTTAAAACCCAATGAGAAGTACCATAAATTTGTTTTACATATACATCAAATAGTGCATGGTCATGACTTTGAAATCCACCTCTATCATCTTTACTAAGATAAAAATTAGCATATACAGGATAAAATGCAAAAATATCTGATATTTTATTCTCTAAAAGTCTCAATTCTTTAGTTAAATCAAAAACATTAGACATTATTATTGTGTGACCTTTTTCATAATAGTTTAATATTTTGTTATATTCTAAATACCCTTCAGAATCAAACATTCCCCTATGGTGAGATTCACCATCATAAGAGTTTGTAACCTCTATACTAGGAGACTGTGTATGAAACTCATGAGGAAATCTTCTTCTCATTTTCCAAAAATTTAATATATCTTTTTCTTCAATATGTAAAGTATATTCTTCTAGTAATTCTTTAAATTCTAATCCCACACTAATAAGTCTCCTTTACCAACATAAGAATACCAACCAGTAAATATCTTTTTTTGTGTTTTATAACTAGGCATTCCCCTATGTGTATGTGTAAAATCTGAAGGCCAAAATAATAACAATCCCTTTTCAGGTTTCATTTTATACTTCTGATATAAGAAAGAAGTCTCACCACCATCTTCACATTCATTTAAATACATCATCCAGACTAACATTCTTTTTGTACTCTCTATACTACCTCTTTCAGCGTGCCAACCATTATATGCACAACCTTTTGGATATACTTGATAATTGAAACCAGGGTCCATTTTAAATGCACCACCTTCTCTTATCATAGGATATGCATCCAGATAATTGTCTAATGCAAATTGAATCCAATCTAACATATAATTCATTTCTGGAACATTTAAAGTAGGCCAAGTTATATCATTTTCAATACATTCTTTATAAGCATGAGTTTTACCATTCCAATTTTCTACTTCACCAGTAGATGAGTTCATGGTAGCACCACCTCGCAAAGGTAAAGTATTAGCCCATGCAATAGCAGGGTCTACAACATCATCAGGTGCATAATATCCCTTAATGAACAAGTCATCTTGTTTGTTGATTTCGTGTTGTTTTATATCACTCAAACTCACATGCCATAATTTAATATATTATATAGTTATTTATATAAGTTTTAGGACCCTAAAATGAAAAGGGGTAGACTTCTCTACCCCAATTCGTTTACTATTGAAAGTAAAGATTACATTAAGTTTGCAACCTGTACTCTACGGTAGTATCTGTTACTGTTTGCAGAACCACTTCCGTTAATAACGGCAGCGTCGCCTGTACCAGCTTCAGCAAATGGGTTAGCTTGTAAACCATATCTGGTTTTAAACCCAATTTTTGGTTGGAAAGTATCTTGACCAACAGCACGGACCATTTGTAGTGGTACATACGGACAGTAGAACATTCCACTATCATATGGTGAAGAACCTTTGTAACCTACTACAAAGTATTGTTTAGCAGTGTTATTTGCAGAATATGGGTCAATATAAACTTTATATTTACCATTCAGAACACCAGCAAAAGTATTACCTGTGTCATCAACATTTAGATTGTTGTTTAACGCAGGAGCGTAATCTAATACACCAGCCATTTGAAGTGCCGAAGCAACATCAGATGAACAGATTATCATATTACCTTTCCCTCTACGAGTTCTTTGTGCAATAGCATTAGCTTCTCTTTCTACTTGGAACATAAGACCTTTGAATCTTTCAACAGACCATCTGCCGTTAGAATCAGTATCTAGGTCAAATATACCTTCAGTAGTTGTGTTTACTGTACCTGTGTTTGCAGAAGCACCTTTCTCAGCGTTAGCATAGATAGTTCTAACTACTTCACGGTTAATCTCAGCTAAAATTTCACTTGATAAGATATTAGCAAGTTCAGTTTCAGCGTCAAGTCCATGAATCGCTTTAAGGTCTTGAGCAAGTTCCATTGTGTATTCAGCTTTTAACGCTCTTGATTTAGCAGTTACAGTTGATTTCTCAATACTGAACGCCATTTCAGCAAACGCATTACCTGAATCTTCACCTAGACTTTCAGCCGCAGCTGTAGACATTGCAGTACCAGTTGTGTGTGTACCAGCAGGTGAATCATTTAACAATGCAGGGTTTGTCCCACTATGAGCTGCAGTTGAAAAACCATCAACAGCAGAACCAGCCGCATTACGACCAGAAAAGTCTGTATCAGCTTCATCAAATAAAGCCTCTGTGCCACTCATGTTAGTATATCTAGAACGCATAGCAAAGATAAGTCCTGTAGGACCTGTCATTGGTTGTACGCCACAGATATCATAAGCAATAAGATTTGGCATAGCTCTTCTTACTAAAGAAATTAGGATTGGGTCCCAATTACTTACACCAGAACCAGTTTGGTTAGTTGGTGTTTCAGCAAGAAACGCTTGGTCTTCTTTAAGAGCCCTTTCTTGGTTCTCTAAGATGACCGAAGTTACGGCACGCTTGTAACTATCCTTTACTTCTGGAAGTTCCGGATGGTCTAAAACTGGCTGCCATTTCTTTTCATAAGTTTCCGATAAGTACATATCTTCTTCTCTCCTTTGTTTAGTTACTTAGATATTTTAATATCTTTTGTTTTACTAATTGCGTTGGTATATGCAGCCATAGCATTCGATAAATCTTCGTTAGAAGTTTCATCGCCCACCGCAACATCATCTATGTCTACTGAATCAGCAGACTTCTCAGCTTTTTGCCCAAAGTAAGATTCCTTAATGGTTTCTACTTTTTTTGCAAAATCTTCTTCAGAAGAATACTCAACGCCTTCTACGAGACTGTCGAATTTTTCTTTAGCTGTATCAGCTAAGTCTTTAGAATTTTCATCAATGATTTCTTGTCTTTTGTAAGAACCATTAACTTTATTCATTTCAACATTTTTCTCTATTTCTTCGTTAAGTTTTTTCTCTATTTCTTCAATCTTACTAGCTTGGTCTTCAAGAACATCATATTTCTCATCTGGCACATCAATGTAGTGGTCTTCAAATAATTTTTTGAGTCCACCGATGAAGTCCTCAGCGATTTCGCCCTTGATTCCTCTTTCTAGTGCTAACTTGTTTTCATTCATCCATTCTTGAACCACATAGTTCAAGTATGAATCAACCTTTTCAGTTAGTTCAGATTTAGATTTTGAGATTTCTTCTTCAAATTTAGTATCATATTCAGACTGTAATCTCTCTTGTTCTGCTTTTACTTTAGAAGTAATTGCAGCTTCAAAGATTGTAGCAGCCTTTGTTTTAAATTCTTCAGATAGGTCAGCGTCTCCTACTAAAGCGTCAATATCAGATTTGATGTCTAATGAATCAGTTTCTTCACAATGAGAAGCTTTTAAAGATTTTTTCTTCATTCCTTCTTTTGTTACTTCTTCTTCTTCAACATCTTTTTTGATATCTTTCTCTTTAGATTCAACAACCTCATCTTCAGAATCAGTTTCTTCACTATATCCAGCTTTCAAGTGTGATGGTTCACCACTTACTTGAGCACTTTTAGATACTGTGTCAGAAACTTGTTTAACTTTCTTCGTACCGTCAGCAGAATTACTGTCTGTTGGTTTAACAACAGGTGCGCCTAAATCTTCAGCGTCATTTGAAAGATGACTAGGTTCAGCTGCAACAGCATTCTTTTTAGGAGCGTCAGCGTTTGGATTCGCTGAAGCTTCTACGATAGCGTCAGTTATTTTTTCTGATTCTGCCATTGAAAATCTCCTCTTATTAATTGTTATAACAATATAAATTTCTAAACTTTTTTAAGAGTTCAGGTAATATTTATAATATTATAGTTTTCTAATAAACGAATCAAAGATTTCTAGTTTTTTTTCTTCTAGTTGTCTTTTCTTCGTATTAATCACTTCCATCTTCCACGCCTCAATGTCTTTCTCGACAAGGAGACCGCTGTCCCATACCCATTCTTTACCTTCCATAATGCCTTCTACGAAAGCGGCCGGTGCCGAAGGGTCTGCTACAATGTCAGCGGCAGTAGCTAGCATGAAATCATCTTTCACATAGTTAGCGCCGTTTCTTTGCATGATGGAACCCATTCCCCTTGATGATACTCCTAATTGAGCACCCTCATCAATAAGACCTTTTACAATCTTACCATAGGGCGTGTCCATGATTTTAGCTTCACCAATAAAGTTATCACCATCTGGATAAAGTTTCTTAATCATATGAGAAACTCTTTCTAGATTGACAGTAGGTCCGTCAGGATGTCCTAACTCGCCAAATGCACGATTTTTATTGATAAATTCTTTATTGTATCTTGTTACTTCTTTCATTAAGATATCTTTAGGGTATACTCGCCCATTACGATTCTTGATGTTAGACTGTAAAAAAACACCTTTAATCTTGTACTCTTTTTTGCCGTTCTTGTCTTCTTCTACAAGATACTCGGCATTAGATACTTCTTCTGAAATTAATTTCATTAGTGTACTCTCTCTTTTGTTATATACTATTTATACAAAGTTGTACCTTTAATGTACAATTTTATCTAAATTCTATTAATATAGTGTAATTATCACCAGAAACAAAATTTCTAGTGTTTAATAATACATCACCGGTTGGTATTGTAGCATTATTTACAATGCCATCACCAAAGGTTCTTAAATCCCAATGACCTTGACCGTTAAGTATGACCATTGTTGAATTGGTTGTTCCTCCCCATAATAACTCAACACCAGCGTTGCTGTTTGTTGTGTTAATAGAATACCATATCCTCGCCAATACTTTAGTAGCGTCTTCAGTCATTGCATTAGTATTTGAAGCGTCAATCTTCGTAACTAATGATTCACCAGTGCCATCTGATATGTTAGTCATTTTACTAACATGTTTGACACCTGCTATATCAGCAATTGTTTGTACTGATGTTATATCTGCCATAATTTAACTCCTATTAACTATTTTCGCCCATGTCTTGTTTTTGTAGTGTCAATAATGCAAAACCAGATGAAGCATTAGTTGTAATTGCCTCAATGTCTCCACCAGTTGCACCTGTATTAGTTGCTGTATTTTTAATTACAGCGCCATAATAGTGACCTGAACCACATAAGTTTATTGCCTCAATATCACTTGAAGCACCTTTAAATTCTAATTTACATTCTCCTAAACCTACACCATATACAATGTTTGTAATGTGAAGTTTAGCGCCGTTAGTATGTCCACTCAATCCTGAAGCGTCTACGGCTGCAGCTGTTGTAGCGGCGTCGGCGTTCCAGGTGAGTAATACTTTGGCATGTGTTTTAGTATCTGCTAATATTTTAGTTGTTACTGCCATAGTTTCTTTACACCTCTAATTTTAATTGTTCTCTTACTTCTAATTCTATGTAATCTAACAATGTTTCTTTTGTTATATCATGTGAAGAAACAATTGTCTTCACACAATCCTCTATATTTTCACAAAAGTTATCATCTTGATAACTTCCATTATCATGTCTATTATCTAACATCTTATAAAACTCATTGACTGCCTTTTTCATTTTAGGCGACAATGATTTATAAGCAGATGAATCGACTACATTAAAGTCTTCAAATATATTACTTGTTTTCATCTGTTGTTAAATCTATATCTACTGAACCATCTTTTGCTGTTGATACAG